TTGATACTAGTCCAGTATTTGGCGGAGAGCGAATTTATAACCTAGCTTCTTCATTAAGCTATATCAGAAATAAAGTCAATGTTGAGCTTCCGTCAGTTTATGCAATGGCCGGAGAAGTTGTAAATAATGGTAACGAACTGTTGTTAATCAACGGAACTGAGGTTATGCGTTTTGTTATTGAGGGCGCAACAATCACCAAAGGCTATGTTGAAAAAGTGAAGCCACCAACTAATCTAATTGTTTCTGATATCACTTCTTCAAGTGCAAAAATTTCGTGGGAAAACGGGGGATACTATGGCAGATAAAAATTATTTACATACCGCCTACGCCAATAGCGCAGACGGAACTGATAGATTCACAACTACTTATCCGAATTTGAATCTGTTGGATGGGACTAGAGATTTCAAACCTAGAGGTGCTGGTAATGGTACAGAAAATCAAAATGTAGGAAATATTTATTTTGTGAAAAATAAGAAAGTAGCTGATTTATTTAAAGCTGGCGATTATATAACCATATCTTATGATATTGAATTTTTAAATACTGAACTATATAGTAGTTCGGAAGATGTAAATATCACGATACAAATGCATGGCGGGTCTTATACATGGATATCTCAAATAAAAGCGAAAAATGTAGGTGGTAAGTTTTATACTAAAGATTTATTTAAATCATCTGATTATGTAGAAACTCCTACTCATAAAGTCAAGGTTTCGCGAACAATACAATTAACTCAGGATTTTATAAATGCAAATGCAACGGTCAATAGCATTGAATTAGTTTATAACTTTATACCTGTTGGTGCTAATACAAACCCTACTAATTTAAAAATAGAACCAGCGAAAGATTTAAATTCAACCGCCACTCCGTGGATGCCATCAGCTAGCGAAGTCACAACTGCTGACTGGCCAAAGTTTGTAGGAACTTACGTTGATACTAACCCAGTTTCTAGTATAGTCTCAAGCAAGTACGATTGGGATGAAATGAAGTATCGGGTTTATTTAGATGGTGTGCCTGTAGGTGGAAGTAAACTTCTGTCATTTGATTTGGAAAATCTAAAGGCGGGCACATCATACAACGTCCAGGTTAGTCAAATAAATGGCAATGTTGAAAGCGACAAGTCAGAAAGTGTTGCTTTTAAAACAACACTAACCAAATAATAGAAATAGGAGAAGAAAATGGCTAGTATTAAAAAAGTATATCGTGGCATGCAAAATGGAGCAGAAACGATTAATGATGATTTGGAAGCAATCAACTCTGAATTAACCAGTGGCGGAAATGTTGTTCATAAAACTGGTGATGAAACAATTGCTGGTAAAAAGACGTTTACTGGTAACGTTGAAGTAAATGGAAGCTTAACACTTCCAACCAAATCATGGTCTGGAGAACTCGGAGGTGGGATCATTCTTAGCTTACGGAAGAAAGGGACTACAGTTGAATATTCAATTGGTGGGGAAATATCCTCTAGTATTCTTGCAAATTCCAATTTAGTAAATCTCAGTGTTCCAAATGAATTTTGTCCCAGAAATAGGTGTTCCCTTGTAGGTCATATGGCTGGTGGTTGGAATGCATTTCATATTGACATTCCATCAAGTGGAGTATGTCAGTGGTTTGGTCCAGTTACGAGCAGTGGTACTCCTCGTGGGACTGGTACATATCCAATAGATTAAGAAAGTAGGGGTCATGGATGCATTAGTACATGAAGGGTGGCTTTTTTTCAAACTTGTTATTGATAATTGGGCCGCTCTTCTTATAATTTCTGGTATTTTTGGTTGGATGTATCGAAGAATGACCAAGAAACAGGAGGAGCAATTAAAAATACTTTTAGTAGTAATTAAACGTGTTGAGCTTGGAGAAGCAATTAACCATGATTATGGCTTACAAATTGTCAGTGGTATTTTTGATGAATATACAGCATTAGGGGGCAATCATTATGCTCACGAAATTTATGAAAGATACAAGGAAGGAAAAGAAAATGATTTTTAACAACAAATTTTACAACGTTATCAAATGGGCTGTTTTAACAGCCTTGCCAGCACTTAGTGTATTTATTGGAGTAATTGGAAAAGCCTACGGCTGGGGTGGAACTGATTTAGCTATCATTACTTTGAATGCATTCACGGTATTCTTGGGAACATTAGCTGGAGTCAGTGCTGTTAAATATAATAACCAGCCAAATGATACGAAGGAAAATAAATGAAAAGATTAATTAAAAAGGCTGCCATTGGAATGGTAGCTTTCTTTGTTGTTGCAGCAAGTGGACCTGTATTTGCGGCAGTTGGTGACCAAGGGGTGGACTGGTCAAAATATAACGGAACTTACGGTAATTTTGGCTATGCTCATGATAAATTTGCTTTTAGCCAAATCGGAGGGACTTACGGAGGAACCTTTGTAGACCAAGCCACCTATGAAACGCAAGTAGCTTCAGCAATTGCTCAAGGTAAACGAGCGCACACTTATATTTGGTANCAAGTCGGAGGTTCNCAAGAAGTAGCAAAAGCAGCACTTGACCGCTATTTACCAAAAATTCAAACGCCAAAGAATTCTATTGTAGCTTTGGACTATGAAGGTGGAGCAAGTGGAAATAAACAGGCCAATACTGATGCGATTCTTTACGGAATGCGTCGAGTAAAAGCGGCTGGATATACTCCAATGTATTATTCATATAAGCCTTATACTTTGGAAAATGTCAACTATAAGCAAATCATCAAAGAATTNCCTAACTCATTATGGATTGCGGCATATCCAAATTATGAAGTAACACCAGTTCCAAACTATAGCTTCTTCCCAAGTATGGACGGAATTTCAGTATTCCAGTTCACATCAACTTATGTTGCTGGCGGACTTGATGGAAATGTTGATTTAACAGGAATCACAGATAATGGATACGGAAAACAGCAAGGCCAAGAAGTTAAACCCGATACTGCTACACCGGCCATTGAAAATGGTAAAGAAGCCAATGAAGTTAAAGGAAACGATGTAGAAGTTGAAATGACGGTTAAAGTAAACTTTGGCGCTAAGAATTATGCCACAGGAGAAACAATTCCTCAATGGGTAAAAGGTCAACCACATAAAATCATCCAGAAGAATGGAGATNCTGTCTTGCTTGATGGTATTATGAGCTGGTTATCNGTTCATGATGTGGAAACTATTGATGCTTCTACAAGCCAGCCAACGACACCCGCAAAAAGTTATATTGTAAAACAAGGTGATACACTTAGTGGCATTGCNTCAAANTGGGGNACAAACTGGCAANAATTNGCTCGTCAGAACAGTTTATCTAATCCGAACATGATTTNNACTGGTCAGGTTATTNGNTTCACAGGCGGTCAATCTGGGGCTACATCACGATCTTACACTGTACGATCAGGAGACAATCTTTCATCAATTGCGAGCCGTTTAGGAACAACAGTTCAAAGTTTAGTTTCAATGAATGGTATTTCAAACCCTAATTTGATTTATGCTGGTCAAACCCTAAATTATTAAAATCAACCCTGACTTCGGTCAGGGCTTTTTTTGTTAATAAATGTTACTGCTCTCATTAAGATAAATTAGTCTAATATTCTTATCGTAAATGCTATTCCAATTACAAATACAAATAGCTAAGTGTTTATGAAGAGATAAAGCGTCCTTTTCCAAAGCGAGGGCGTTTTTCTTTACAATGGAAACGGAAAGTTATATAATGTTCTTATTCCAAAAATACTTTTTTCATAAAGTTTATCCTAAGCGTCCCTCTCCTAACTGGGGCGCTTTTTTTATGCTATAATATAGTCGGGATGTTTGTGAGATTTCATCCTATTCCTAGAGTCAAGCCATTCTTCGGAGTGGCTTTTTTATATCAAAAAAGCACTAGCATTAAGCCAGTGCCGAAAAGTGATTAGAGCAAGGTATGAATAATATAGTGCGGAACTAGATTAACTTGCAATAACTTTTATAATATTATCAATTTTATGAACAATTGTCAATAATAATATGTTATAATGTATTCGGGATGATTATGGGATTTCATCTCCTTTCAAGAGTCAAGCCATTCCTCGGAGTGGCTTTTTCAAATAAAAAAGCTCTAGCTGGATGACTTCAAGGAGTCCAACTAGAGGATGATGAGGGTTAGTACAAATTCAGAAAAAATTTATTATATGCAAAAAATAAGAAGTACTAACAATTTAAATATTATCAATTTTTCAGACAATTGTCAATTATTTATAGTAGTATGTTATAACGTATTTAGTGGATGAGAAATTGATTTCTTTTACAGTATCTTTGATAATCTGCAGTTCCGTCCACATATATCTAATATAATAACCAAGATATGTGCTGCAGATTGTCATATTTTGGTTCTTTAGCTCAGTTGGTAGCTAACCGTTCGGTCGCTGGTTCGAGTCCAGCAAGAACCATAATGCCCCCTTTTAATCCCCTTTTGTTAAAATGGCTTGTTGAAATGCTGATTTTAAAGTGATTTTCTCTGTCGCTAGGATAGAGTTTTTTATATTAAAAAAGTACAAGCTGATACAGGTAGTACGGCATAAAATATTCACAATAAATTAAATATTTAGGAGCAGAATCAATAGAGGCTATGGGTATAAAAAATTACATCAATTTATAATGTTGTTTTTTAATAACAAAGTAATTTGAAATTTGTTTTATTGTAATTTAGTAACCGAAGAGTTATAATGTAATTGTCGATTCTATCTCATTTATAAGAGGTGATTATATATGTCAGAAAGCAAAATCAAAGAGGAAAAAGTACTCGCGCTTAAAGCCATAGAAAAACAGACGGAAGCTTACAAAAATTTAGCTGAAATCATCAATAAGGAATTAGAAAGTGAGGGAGAATTATCTGATAAATCTTCAAAGCGTTTGAAAGATTATATAGAAAAACCCGAATTGCTAGTTGATTATTTAGGCATGACTTGATACCCGATAGAATATCTTAAAGTCTCTGGTTCCAGTGATTTAGCTGATTTTAACAGTAAAGAATACGCTAAAAGTATCATCTCTAATTTCAATTGAAAACCTTGAGGCGAACGACTTTTACAACGCTCAGCTCCTAGATTTGTCAAAAAAGAGAAAACTCGCTCAATCACTTTTCTACGTTTTGAAAAATTAGGGAAAAGGATTTTCTTTTTCTTCATGTTCTTCCTGACAGGTGTCATTCTGGTCTCTTATACACATCTGACGCTGCCGACG